AAGTTCTATCATTATCGCATCGCCTTTAGTAAAGTATTATTTTTGTTGTTATCTCTAATAGCTTTTTTTGTCTTAGTTTTAACACTCACGTTCGCCCTGCTCTTACCTACATATGAACTGACTTCATATCCGTCTCCTGCTGCTTCTTGAATACCTCGAGCCTTATCTCTCAGTACTTCAATCATAACTGAACTCTTCATCAGTTCGGCTACACCGCTATAGTTTAATTCGAACTTTTTACTCATAACGTTCTACCATTATTTTCCTATTCCAACTTAACGGAATCATTGACTCAATCCCCTCTTGAGGAATACCTATGGTTCTCCACTTTTTACCGAAAAATGCAACTTCTCTATTCTCCCAAGTGTTTTTATCTCCCTTAGGTATCCCTAGCTGGTATTCAGCCTTTTTACCAGTTAAGTTGACTATATTTAGAACGTCTTCAGTTTTTACAGGTGCTACTAACACATTTTTTACAACTATTTCTTTATCAACAAAAATAGGATGGTTGAATTCATCAACTCCATTTTCTACTTTATCTACCAAAACTATTTCTATTCCCTTAAGTATAGTCATAGAATTCTATCACTCCATATCGTTGTTTTTTAAATCCTAAACGTTTTAACTCACTATCTTTTATGAATAGTCCGCCTCCAGGTACTAGAAATGAACCGGAAACAGAATATCCAAGAGCCGACTCAGAATATTGAGTCATAGGCTCTTGATTTGTTGAAGTCATGAGAGTTCTTGCCACAATGTCAACAACGACTGATTTTACTAAATAAGAATAACTTTCATCTTCTTTAACCATTAAATCTAAATCTTTATTTACTTTTTTAGCTTCAACACGTAGAACGTGAGAAACTGTTTTTAAAAGCTCCTCAGAACGTCCAATTTCATGACCTTCAACACTTCTCCATAAAGTGTCTAAATCTTCAACAGTAGCAAATGGTTCAAGTGCATTCATAGTACACCTCTATTCTTCGTCAGATTCCTCTGACTTAGTTTTTTTAGTAGGGACTTTAACTTCTTTTACAAGCTCCCAATCTCCCGAAAGTTGACTTTCTGTTAAAATTTCTACTTCAGTTTCTTTATGTTTATAAATGTACATAAATTACCTCCTACGCTTCTTCTACACGAGCAAATGCTTTCTCATCAAGGATTCCCCATCCGATGAATGCTTCAGTACGTAATAAGATTTCATTGTATGCTTTTAAGTCACGTCCTGAACCGTCTGGATCCCCGTATTCGATAATTTCCATAGGAATGTTTTCAGCGTATCCCCATTTAAATCTATTTTTGAAATCTCCGACAATAGCATGGTTTTTCTTAGCTGTTCCGCCTTGTACTGTTAAAGTTTTGTTCATATCTAAATCCATGTTAAAGAAGTTGTCTGGACGTTGTCCAAATCTGAACTCTGGGTATTTAACATTATCAAATTTATCTTTAACTTTAGACATAGCTTGCCCAGCTACTGGAGACATTGCAATACCTGTTACTTCGTTATCAGTTGCTACAATAGCTTGAACTGCTGTGTCAATATTATCATCAATCGTAGTAGCTGTATAAGTTACAACATTTCCTGTAACTAATCCATCAAATGAGTTAGTAGCTTTAAAACTCGCATCAGTTAAGCTTTTTGGTTCTAATCCGTGAATTGCAGCAATGTCAAATGCTTCTGCAATTTTATTAGCAAACCCGTCAGCATAATGTTTTAAGAAGTTTAATTTCTTCTCATCAGAAGCATATTTAAATTCATCTGTAATACGTGCTTGATATACAAATTTTAAAGGCTTAATTACTTTAGAAGTGATTACAGCTTTTCCTGCTCCTTTTAATTCACCTTCTCCTA